GTTTTCTTCCGCGGATATTCCCTATATAATTATTTGAGGAGGTGAGAAAATGCCGAGACCAAAACAGCCAATAGATCTGATCACTGCCAAAGGTAAGAAACATCTAACAAAACAGGAAATAGAAAATAGGAAAGCCCACGAAGTACAAGCTCGATCTGACAAGATAAAAGCACCTTCCTACCTGTCTAAAAAAGGGAAAAAGGAGTTCAAAAAGATAGCGAAAGAGTTAAAAGCTATAGGGATTATGACTAACTTAGACGTGGACGCCTTGGCCAGATTTATTATAGCCAGAGAATTATACGTACAAATATCCCAGAAGTTAATTGGGGATCCGGATATATTAATCAGGGATAAAAACATGTTAGCAAACCAGAACACATTGTTCAAACAATGCAGAAGTGCTGCTTCTGATTTAGGCTTAACGATATCCAGCCGTTGTAAATTGGTGATGCCTAAAACAGAAGATAATGAACCAGAGAATAAATTCCAGAAATTCATGTAGGCGATACTATGGAAGATAAGGTTACACAATATGCTATGGATGTTACTTCTGGCAAGGAAGTAGCCGGCAAATATGTTAGGCTAGCTTGCCAACGGCACTTAGATGATTTAGAGAAGTCAAAGGTGCAGGACTACGATTATACATTTTCCGTAGAAGCAGCAAATAACACTATAGATTTTTTTGAAAACTTGCGGTTTACTGATGGCGAGATGGCGGGCAAACCTGTAAAGTTAATGCCGTTTCAAGATTTCATAGTTGGGTCAATTTTCGGATGGTTGATAAAAACAACTGGCAAACGGAGATTTAGGAAGAGCTATGTACAGCTTGGCCGTAAGAATGCCAAATCGCTGCTGAACAGTGGCATTGCCATCAAACTATGCGGATTTGATAATTATCCTAATGCGCAGGTGTATACCACAGCTACAAAGATGCAGCAAGCAAGGATAGTTTGGAAGCAGGCCGCTAAGTTTATCAAGAAAGAACCTGATTTAAGAGAACTCTTTAAGATCAAAGACCATGACGCACTAATTGAGAATAAAATTAATGGTGGCACTATAACGGCGCTCGGACGAGATACCGGCACTATAGACGGATTTGACCCCCATGGTGGGATCATAGACGAATACCACCGCCATAAAACTAACCAGATGGTAAAACTGCTTGAAGATGGTTCAGTAGACCAAACGGAAAGCTTAATTAGCATCATAACGACGGCAGGGTTTGATTTAAATAGCCCTTGTTACAAGGAATATGAATACTGCGTGAATGTGCTGGAAGGTGTGGTAAACAACGACCAATATTTCATTTATATAGCGCAGATGGATAAGGACGATGACATATGGGATGAAAGCAATTGGATTAAGGCTAATCCTCTTGTATACCAGCTGCCACAAGGCAGAGAAAATCTGAAGAGGTTTGCCAAGGAATCGAAGGAAAAAGGCGGAGAGGATTTGAGGAACTTCATTACAAAATCTCTAAATAAATGGTACAAGTTCAGTGAGAACCAATACTTAGATATAGACAATTGGAAAGCCTGCGCCGGTGATCTGACACTTGAAGATTTTAGAGGGCAGGAATGCGGCTTAGGACTTGATTTATCCAGCGGTGGAGATTTGACATCCGGTGTACTGGAATTCCAATTCACTAATGATGAAGGTGAGCCTGAATACTTTTTCCATCATCATTCCTTTATGCCTAAAAACAGATTGGCCGAACATATCAAGACAGATAAAGCACCGTATGATGTATGGACTAAGCAAGGGTTAATAACCCTCACAGAGACGCTGGGAGGCGTAAAAACCGATTATAAATATATCATAGAGTATTACAAGAAGCTTATAGCAAAGCACAATTTAAAGCTAACAGTGATAGCCTATGACCCCCATAACGCTGATGCTTTCTTGTCCGATTTAGATGGGTTCGGTGTCGACTGTGTAGAGATAACACAATCGGCGAAAAGCCTTAATACACCTACGGTAGATTTCAAATTAAGTGTTGACGGTAAGCAGGTGCATTACAGCAAGAAAGATGAGCTGTTCAGATTCTGCGGCTTTAACGCCGTCACAACCCAAAACAGCTTTGGAGAAGAAAAGATAGATAAGGAACGAAGGGCCGAAAGAATAGACCCGATAGATGCGACTATAGATATTCATAAAATAATGATGGTGCAAGCGGATGCATTTGATATAAACGAATCGGCAAATGAATATCTAGAGATGATGGAACAATGGCGGGAGGTGAGATATTGAATGTATTCACAAGAATTTATAATTCGATAAAAAGGCAGCTCATGAAGCCGAAGCCTAAGACGGCTGATATGCAAAGTGAAGAACTGCTGGAATGGCTGGGTATTAGCCGGACACCCAAAAACCTGACCAGCGAGGTAACCTATTTTACCTGTTTAAAGATGCTATCGGAAACGCTGGGCAAGATGCCGCTTAAATTCTACCGGGACAGTGACAAGGGGATGGAAAAGGCTAAATCTAACACAGCACATAAGATATTAAGCATACGACCTAACTCTGCGATGACCCCGTCAACTTTTTGGGCTACAGTGGAGCAAAATCGCAACCATTTTGGCAATGCATATGTCTGGGTGCGTAGACAATTTAAACCTCAAAAATACGGCGGTAGCTACGATATACAGGATTATTGGATTATGCCGTCTGATGATGTGAGTGTTTTGGTAGATGATGCTGGTGTATTCGGCGATAAAGGTAATATTTGGTACAATTACACGGATAGATACTCCGGACAAAACTATGTATTCAGTTCAGATGAGGTATTGCATTTCAAGACTTCATACAGTTTTGATGGGATTTTAGGCGCGCCAGTCAAGGAAATTCTTAAGGCTACGCTAGAAGGCGGACTGGAAGCTCAAAATTTCATGAATAACTTGTATAAGACTGGTTTAACAGGCAAAGCCGTATTAGAATATACCGGAGATTTAGACCATGATGCTAAAGCAAAGTTAGTAAAAGTATTTGACGACTTTGGTAGTGGTTCAGAAAATGCAGGGAAGGTTATACCGGTACCTTTAGGCATGAAGCTTGTGCCGCTGGACATTAAGCTTACAGATAGCCAATTTTTCGAGTTGAAGAAGTTCAGCGCTTTGCAAATAGCTGGCGCATTTGGGATTAAGCCTAATCAAATTAACGATTATGAGAAGTCCTCGTATTCAAATTCAGAAATGCAGCAACTATCCTTCTATGTGGACACGGAATTATTTATACTCAAACAATATGAGGAAGAATTAAACTACAAGTTGTTGACTACTAGAGAACTCAACCAAGGGTTCTTTTTTAAATTTAATGAGAAAGTAATCCTTCGCACGGACAGCAAGAGCCAAATGGAAGCTCTTACAGGAGCTGTCAATAACGGCATATACACGCCTAACGAAGCTAGAGAGTATCTGAATAAGCCGGCTAAGGATGGAGGGGACCAGCTCGTAATGAACGGTAATTACATTCCAATTACAATGGTGGGCTCACAATATGATATCAAAAAAGGTGGTGAAATAGATGGCGGAAAAGATTAACGTCAAGGGAACAATAATTTATAACAGTGATAAATGGATATATGACCTGTTCGATATGGAATCTACCAGCTCACAGGATATAGAAAATGCCTTGAATAAGGCCAATGGTGAAGACGTAGAAGTATATATCAACAGCGGCGGAGGATATGTATATGTTGGGTCTGAGATATACTCACTGCTGAAAGACTACAAGGCAAGGGTAGATGTAAAAATAATAGGAATGGCTGGCAGCGCGGCAAGCGTAATAGCAATGGGGGCAAACAATGGAGGCAAGGTAATGATATCTCCTACAGCTCAAATAATGATTCACAACGCTCAGGGGACGGCAGAAGGAGACTATCGAGCCATGCAGCTTAATGCAGACATTTTGCAAAGTATTGATAAGTCCATAGCGAACGCATATATACTCAAAACAGGCATGAAACAGGAGGATTTATTGGCGCTGATGAGTAAAACAACCTATTTAACAGCACAAGAGGCCCAAAAGTACCATTTCGCAGATGAAATCTTGTTTGACGAGGGAGGAAAGCTCACAAATAGTGCAAACGGCAGCTTCCTAATACCTCCTCAAGTGCTCAACAAGGTGAGAAATATGGTAAAACCGCCCGGGACGCCTCCAGAAGAGCCAGAAAATGGTGATAACGAGCCTAAGCAGGAGGAAAAGCAAGTAATAGATGGCAAAAAGGATGAAAAGGCAAGATTAGCATTGGAACTGGATTTAATCTAGTTCTCTTTTTATGTTTAAAAAATTATATGAGAGGTGTTGAATTTATGAATAAGAAATTAAGGGACATGCTAGACAAAATTAATGCTAAAAAGGCAGAGGCTAAACAGCTGCTGGATGAGGACAAGATAGATGAGGCAAAAGCAGCTAAGAACGAACTAGAAAAGATGCAGGAAGCCTTTAACATTGCAAAGGATCTGTATGATGAGGGTCAGGAGGAAGCTAAAGGTGAAGTAAAAAGTAACAGCAAGAAAGAAGCAAAAGAAATTAAAGAGCCTACAGCAGATCAGGCTTTTGTCAACGTATTAAAAGCAGGAGCATTAAGAAAACCTGTTAATGAGACAGATGTTGAAGTGTTAAACCAGATGAGCGAGGCAGCACCCGATTCGGACGGATTATCTGATGGTGGGTTAACTGTACCACAGGATATCAGAACTCAGATTAAAGAGCTTAGAAGAAGCTTGGATGCCTTAGAGCCTTTAGTAAATGTTGAATCTGTATCTACATTAAGCGGGTCCAGAGTTATTGACGCAAATGCAGATCAGGTACCGTTTGACAACGTAGATGAAGCTGCGCAGTTCCCAGATGTGGAAACACCGAAACAGAGAAACATTGTATATAAAGTTGTGAAAAAGGGCGGAATCCTCAAGGTCACGAAAGAATTATTGCAGGATACAGCTGAAAATATCCTTGCTTATTTAAGACGCTGGATTGCAAAGAAGGCAAGGGTGACTAGAAACTTCCTGATTTTGGATGAACTAGACAAAAGCTTTGGCGGTGATAAAACAAAGGCCGTCGCAAGCTTGGATGACCTTAAGCACATTTTCAACGTTGAGCTAGACCCGGCAATAGCCTTAAGCGCCGGAGTATTAACGAATCAGGACGGTTTTAATTGGCTGGATGGATTAAAGGATGAAGATAAGAATTATATATTGCAGCCTAACCCAGTCAATGCTACACAAAGATTGCTGTTTGGTAGATACCCTGTAACAGTAGTGAGCAACAAAGTATTAAAATCGGCGTCAGATGAAAGCGGCGCAAAATATCCCTTCTACTTCGGAGATTTCAAAGAGGCTATAACGATATTTGATAGGGAGAACTTATCAATTGAGTTTTCCACCGAAGCCGGCGATCTTTGGGGCCATGATCTAACTGGTGTAAAGGTAAGAGAGAGACTGGATATAAAGACTATTGACGAGGAAGCCGTTATAAAAGGAGAAGTGGCAGCGGGGGAATAATAACCGCCGTTTACGACGGCGGGGCTAAATATAATGCCGAGGCAAAATATAACTAGGAGAGGTGGAGGCTGATGGCAATAACGGCAAAAAAGGTATCAGCAGGTGATGAAATCAAGGCAGAGGATCATAACGCCTTGGTTGACGACGTAATAGCATTAGATGAAAAACCGTTAAAAGGTGAGAAAGGCGAGAAGGGCGATACAGGGGCAAAAGGTGCTACTGGCGCAGCTGGGAAAGATGGGTTCGGCACAGAAGCACAATATAATGATATAATCACACGGTTGGACGCACTCGAAGCAGCCGGGGAGTGATTAAATGATAGTGGATATATCGGAAATGAAAGAGTATCTGCGGGTTGATGGGGAGGATGAAGATGATACTATTATTTCCCTTATTAATTCTGCAGAATCATATTTGAAAAATGCCGGTTGCGCGTTGATTGACGCAGAGGGAACGCCACTTGAATTAGCGCAGCTTGCAATCAAGCAACTTGTTGTCCATTGGTATGAGAACAGAGAGCCTGTTGGGAAATCTGACAGGCTTACATTTTCACTAGATAATATAATAACGCAGCTGCAATACTGCTATGGGGATGACGCCGAATGAATCCCGGAGAGCTACGAAGCAGGATTACCATATGGCACATCAATGGTACTACTGAAAATGAAGTGGGTGAAGAAGTGCCAAACGTTGAGAAACTAGCTACTGTATGGGCTAGAGTAGAAGCTTTAAAAGGCCGGGAATATTGGGAGGCACAGAAGATACGGCCTGAACTCACGTATAAGGTACTGATACGGTATAGAAACGATCTAACACCTGATATGACCGTTGAATGGGAAGGCCGGGAGTTGGAAGTACAATCTATACTTCCTGATGCAAAGAAAGCATATATGCAGCTTATATGCGTTGAGAAGGTGAAACCTGAAAATGGCTAACAGTGATATGTCAACGAATGAAAGCGGCGTATCAATACGAATTAAGGGCCTAGATGAATTTCAGGCAAAGCTTAAAACGGTTGAGCGCAAAGCACCTGACCGGATTTTAGACAAGCTAGATGCGGAAGGCAAAGAATTAAAGAAAGCTGTCCGGAAAAATACGCCGAAACGTACAGGTAAATTAAAAAAGAGCTGGAAACTAGCACCTGTTGAAAAAATACAAGGCGGATATCAAAAAGGGTTGTATAGCAAAGACCCCAAATTCCCATTAGTAGAGAAAGGGCATAGAAAGGTCACCCAATCCGGCAAGGAAATAGGATGGACACCCGGCAAGTTCTTCTTAGAAAAAACAGTCAAAGAAAGAGAAGAAGAAACGGCCGAAGAGCTGGATAAGTGGCTAGATGAGCTATTTAAGGAGCTAAAGTAGGTGATTAAATGATTACCTTAGTCAATATAAAGAAGGCCATAAACGAGGTATTAAAGACAAATTTCCCAGATGCCAAACTATATGCTAGAGAGATTGAAGAAGGTTTTATCAGACCTTCCTTTTTTACGCAATTAATACCAGCCACGTCTGAATATGAAACACGAAATTTCACATCAAACAAACTAACTGTAATAATAAACTATTTTTCCAAAGATGAAACAGATTTAGCAAACGTTAAGATGTATGACAGTCTTAGGCAGGCTTTTGGAATGAACCTACAGATACAGGGCAGACATTTAATTCCACGGGATATACGGGCAGATGAAACAGACGGTGTGTTGCAATATGAATTTGATCTTGACTATTTAGACGATGTTCCTAAGGAAGAAGAACATTACGAAATTATGAAAGAGTTGTATGTAACAACTCAAAAGGAGTGATTGTGTATGGGTTTACCACGGATTGATATCCAATTTAAGACATTAGCGGCAACAGCAATAAAGCGTAGCGAGAGAGGGACAGTAGCTCTCATATTAGAGGATGATACTTCCTACTCAAATCCTATAGAAATGGATGGAATAAACGATATACCTAAAGATTTGAGCGACACCAATAAAGAACAAATACAGTTGGCTTTCATGGGCGGGGTTAAATCTCCTAGAAAGGTTATAGCTTATATTATCCCTGAGAACGCCGAAGGGGCATCAGCTGATTACACGGAGGCACAGAACTATCTTGAAACAATTATATGGGATTATCTAGCAGTACCGCAGATAAAAAGCAGCGATGTTATGGCAATGGCAACATGGGTAAAGGGTTTGAGGGATAACAAGAACATGGAAGTAAAGGCTGTATTGCCAAATTGTAAGGCAGACCATGAGGCAGTGATAAACTGCACCGCACAAAAAATTATAACAGCGGCTGCTGATACTTATGACAGCGGCTCTGGTTATGATGGTGGGAGCAAGTACGGTAAGGAATATACAGCAGCTGATTACTGTTCGAGAATAGCCGGTATAGCTGCAGGATGCCCGCTCACAATGTCTATTACATTTCAGGTGCTGTCGGAGGTCACCGATGTGTTACCTCATATGACGGTAGAAGAATGCGATGAGGCTATCGACAATGGTGAATTAATTCTCATAAATGACGGCGAGAAAGTTAAGATTGCACGAGGCGTTAACTCTCTTACTACTATTAGCGCTGACAAAGGTGAGGATTGGCAGAAGATAGCGATAGTGGACAAGATGGATTTATGGAAAAGAGACGTGACACGTACTATTGCTGATAACTATATAGGCAAGTATAACAACACCTATGCAAACAAGCGTCTCTTGATTGCAGCTGTACAGGCTTATAATGATAGTTTGACGGCAGAAGGCGTATTAGATGATTCATTGCCGGAGTACAACAACGTTACTATTGATATTGAAGCCCAGAGGCTATTTTTGGAGTCTATGGGCGTAAAGGTGGATGATATGGATGAGCAGCAGATCAAAGAGGCAAATACAAAGTCTAGTGTCTTTATAACGTCAAATCCGAAGTATCTTGACGCTATGGAAGATATGAAAATTAGCGTGGCAATGTGAGAGGAGGAATAAAACATGCAGTCATATAATGCCAAACAAGTAATAAACGGAAGCTGGGGCGAACTCTGGCTAAACGGAGACTATATGGCCGAAGTAACAGCGTTTAAAGCAGAGGTAGACATAGAGTATGAAGATGTAAACATGATTAAAGAGCTTGGCAAACCGAAGAAGATGACGGGATATGAAGGGAAGGGAGAGTTTAAGCTCAACAAAGTGACATCCCGGATGATGTCATTTATGAGCGACGCCTTGCAGCATGGCACACAACCTACATGCACGCTCATTGCGACGTTGAGCGACCCTGACGCCTTAGGCGTGGAAGGTGTGACCATCCAGGACGCTACGCTTGAAACGCTCACCTTAGCTGACTGGGAAGCAAAGAAGAACGGTGAAGAAACAATTCCTTTCAGTTTTACCAAATGGAAACCAACAGATACGATAGAGGGCTGATACAGCCCTCTTATTTTATAAGGAGGAATAATAATGAGTTTAACAGATACATTGTTGCAATTAGATGCTAACAAAGTTGAAGAAAAACCGACTAAAGAGATTGAGATAAAGAGGTTATCTCGTTTAGCAGGCAAAAAGGTTATGTTCAAATGCCAAGCTTTGGATGGCCAAACATATGGCGACATACAGCGTATGTCCATAGACATATCTAAAAAAGGTGATTTTAAGGATATAAAGATATTTGAAACACAGCTAATGACTTGCGTTGAGGGCATAATTGACCCTGATTTGAAGGATGAAAAGCTGCTTAAACATTACAATGTGTCTACTCCAAAGGCACTAATAAAAAAGATATTGTTGCCTGGAGAAATAGCTGACCTACGGGATGTGATAGATAAATTGAGTGGTTATGAAAGCGATGAAGACGAGGAAGATGTAAAAAACTCATAGATGAGGACCCCACTACGAACATTTTATATTTGTTATTTCATTTTCACGGGTGGGAACCCTCAAAATATTATTGGATGCCAGCAGGAGAGCAAAGAATCATCCAAGCATTTGTAAGCAGAGAAATGGATGATAAAGCAGAATTAGCAGATGCCTTGAATAATGCTTAATATTTCCTCTTATAATATGATACAATGATAGTAAGAACAAAAGGAGGGAATATTTGGAATGAGCTTAATAAAAAGTAAGGAAGAACGGAAACAAATTCAAGAGAGCAAGAAACAAAAACGTGCGGAATATGGGCAAATGTTAATAGATGATTTTGCCAAAGAGAAAAATTTACAGGCATTGCAAGACAATGACAAAAGGTTTGGATATTATATCAGTGAGAATATAGATCAGATAGGAAACCGTGCTAAAGGTAAGCCGGGAGAAATGGCCCAATTCAGCGAAATTGAGATGATTACAGAACAAAACTGGATGATCATCAAACTGCTGAATGAAATAAAAGATGAGCTAAAGAAATAGCGCCTTAACGGGCGTTTTTCTTATACCCTAAAAAGGTAGGTGAAAAGATGGCACACGTGTTAGACGCAGTTATCAAGTTAGACGATCAGTTTAGCGGAGTGATGCGGGATGTAGAAAAGAACGTGGGGGAATTTGGCAGGACTTTTAAGAAAATGGGCAGAGATATGAAAAGAACGGGCAGTGACTTGATGTCATTAGGTGGACAGCTGACAGCTAAAGTTACCACCCCTGTTATTGCTGGTGTGACTGCCAGTATTACTGAATATGCTAAATTGGAACAATCTATTGGCGGCGTAGAGACTTTATTCAAAGGATCCGCAGGGCAGGTTATAAAAAATTCACAATCTGCTTATAAAAGAGCTGGCGTATCCGCTAATGACTACATGGAGAATATAACATCTTTTTCTGCCAGCCTGTTACAAGGCTTAGGCGGAGACACAAAAAAAGCTGCTAAAATCGCAGATATGGCTATGGTGGATATGTCTGATAACGCAAATAAAATGGGTACTAGTATACAGGATATCCAAAATGCATATCAAGGCTTTGCAAAAGATAACTTCACAATGCTCGATAACCTTAAGCTAGGCTATGGTGGGACTGCCGGCGAAATGGCAAGGCTTATAAACGATACTGGCGTTATGGGGAAAGGCTTTAAAGCCACAGCTAAGAATGTAAAGGATATTCCATTTGATAAGATGATTGAAGCGGTGCACAAGGTGCAGGGCGAGATGGATATAACTGGTACTACGACACAAGAAGCAATGGAAACAGTGAGCGGTTCAGTTGGCATGGCGAAGGCTAGTATACAAGACTTTTTAGGAGGAATGGGCAATCCAGATGCTGACATAGATCAGCTTGCTAAAAACATGGTTGATTCAATCAAAACAGCAGCTAAGAACATAAAAAAGACTATAGGACATATATGGGACAACTTACCATTAACGGGTTTTCAAAAAGAGCTGCTTAAAATTAGCATTTTTGCAGGGCCGGTTGTATGGATTATCGGCAAACTTACTTCTGGGGTAGGTGCACTTACTATCCATTTTGGCGAATTTGCAACTTCGGTTAAAAAAGTTGGTTTTATACAATCCATATTTACCCCTGGAGCAAAAGTAGCCATAGTTATTACCCTTATTGTTATTGCAGTCATATTGCTAATTAAAAATTGGGATAAGCTTAAGGAAGCCATGAAGCGGGTAAAAGAACATTTCGACAAGCTTAAAAGCACAGTGAATGAGGTCAAAAATAAGATTATAGATTTCAAGGACAACGCCATTGAAAAGGCTAAAACAAAATTAGATGATTTCAAACAAACATTAGAGGATAACAAAGGTACAATTAAAGCGGTTGCCGGAGTGCTAACGGCTATATTCGGGCCTGCATTGGTGCAAACAGGTGTAAAGGCTTCAGTAGCAGGCGGAAAGATAGCCGGTTCATTTGTGGCCAATATAATCAAGACGGGAACGCAGGCGGTCGTAAATGGGGCTAAATTGACGGCTTCATTTATCGCAAGCATGGTAAAAGCAGGATGGGAGGCCGTAATTGCGGCAGGCAAAATAACCGTATCTTTCATAGGCAGTTTAATTAAAACTGCTGCGCAGGCAATAGTTACAGCGGCTACGATATCAGGCCATCTGATAGTTTCAATGGTCCAATATGCAGCGCAGGGATGGAAAACGGTAGCAAGTATAGTAGCCACAACAGCTGCATGGATAGCGCAAAAAGCCGTCATGATAGGCACAACGGTGGCGACATATGCCGCAGCTGGAGCACAGAAACTTTTAAATGCTGTAATGGCAGCCAACCCCATATTGCTAGTAATAGGGCTGCTGGCTGGTTTAGTACTGGGGCTTATAGCACTATATCACCACAGTGAAACGGCTAGGAATATCATGAATAATTTATGGAACGGTATCAAAAACGGTGCGGCTAAAGCAAAGAAAGCAGTCCATGATATGGTGACTAAGGTAAAAGGGTATTGGAATGATTTAAAGACCTTCCTTAAAAATCCTATCAAAGGTACTGTCAACATTGTGCAAAAAGGTGTGGGCTGGGTCAAAAATAAGGTGGGTCATAACGCATATGGGACGAACAATTGGGGAGGCGGCCTCACATGGGTAGGAGAGCAAGGCCCGGAGCTGATTAACCTGCCAAGAGGTTCAAAGGTATATCCAACCAATGAATCCGCTTCAATGGCAAAAGGGTTACGGCCATCGCAGATTACTATAGCGAAATTGGCAGATCAGATAGTGGTTAGAGAGGACGCGGACATAGACAGGATAGCGACAGCATTGGTAAAGAAATTAGATAAGGCGGAAGTGGCATATGGAGGGGGGGCTATATAATGGAATGCTGGATCACTTTCAATAATAAAGCGGAAGAACTACGTTTGCCGGTTCTTCCTTCATCTTTCACTATAACGAAAAATAATATAAATAAAACAGTAGCAACGGCTAATATGGCCGGCGATGTTAATTTATTGGGCAAAGGTGAGGGCGGGTTGGCAGAGATATCCATTGAAACTTTTTTCCCTGCTCATGACTATCCGTTCTGTACTTATACTGGGTTTCCTGCTCCATATACATGTGTGTCTATGATAGAGGGATGGAGGAAGTCAGGCCAGCCTATACGCCTTATTATGACTGAAACGGATATCAACATGGCAATGGGTATAGAAACATTTGAGTATGGAGAAAAGGACGGAACAGGAGACGTATATTATACGCTTGGCCTCAAAGAATATAGATTCCTCAATGTGCCAACGCAAAGCCTTGCTATAACACCGCAGGGATATCAGAAGCCGCAGGCGGCAAGACCAGTTACAAAGTCTACGCCAAAGAGTTATTCCATACAGTCGGGAGATAGCCTGTGGGTAATAGCAAAGAAACTAACCGGCAATGGAGCTAACTATAAGGCAATAGCACAAAAGAACGGTATCAAGAACCCAGATAAGATATACCCCGGTCAGAAGCTGGTGATATAGATGTTCACAATGCTGGTTAATTCAAAGACGGAATCGCACAATATCACCGATATAGTAACTTCTGCAACATGGAGTGGCAACTATAACCAAGCAGCAAGAAAGCTTGAATTTAGCGTTGCTGTGTCCCCCACAGACCGTTTTCTGCCGCAGCCGTTCATTGGTGTAGGGAATATGGTGAAGTTTTTTACCAGTGATGGAGTAGAAAGATTCAGAGGCTACGTATTTACCAAGGAGAAATCTTCTAACGGGTCTGAAATGGAGGTAACAGCCTATGACGGAGGGATATATCTTCTCAAATCTAAGGCAACTTTCAATTTCAAAAAGATGTTGCCGGCACAGGTTGCTAAGAAGGTATGTGGTGAAGTAGGAGTACCTACAGGGCAGCTAGCTAATCCCGGCACGGTTGTAAGCTTTATCGCAGACGGTGAAACTATATATGACATCATAATGACTGCTTATACGTATATATCAAAACTCAATGGGGCCAAATATATGGCTGTGATGAATGATGGTAAATTAAACGTAATACAAAAGGGGAAGGCGGTCGTACAGTATGCACTGTCTCCCACAATAGAGCCTAATTCAACCTTGATTAGCGATAGTACTTACAATGAAAGTATAGAGAATATGGTAAATAGGGTGAAGATATATGATGATAAGCAAAACCAAATAGGCAAAGTAGAAAATGCTGAATGGATAAAGGATTACGGCGTATTGCAGGATATTTATACAAAAGAGCAGAATAAAAACCCAAATACAGTTGCTAAGAATATGTTACGAGGGTTGGGGCGGACAGCAAGTATAGAAGGATTAGGGGATATTGAATGTGTCACAGGGCGGGCAGTGAGGGTTAAAGAACCCTACACTGGATTAGATGGCCTGTTTTTTATAGATGAAGATGAGCATAAATTCCAGGATGGTCAGCACACAATGAATCTAGAATTGAGCTTTCAAAATATGATGGATGAAAAGGATGAGGTATGATGCGCGACCCATATTGTGATATCATTTCTTCCATGAGAAGGCAAAGTCAAAGCGTTGCCCCTCCGGGTATCAAGATTGCAGAAGTTGTATCACCGCCTCCTAAAATAATTATTAAAATGGGAGATTTGCAGCTTGACAAAGATAATATTTTAATAGCTGATTATCTAATACCCAAGTATGAAAGAAAGATCACTATACCTCTGACGGCCAGTACCAGCACAGTATCTAAGGCCACGGTAGGAGACCATGGGGAACATACACATCAGGTAACAAAGATAGGCATAGCAAACGGGACAATCCAATTTGCCGATACGCTTAAGCCTGGTGACACAGTGCTTGCTGTTCCTACCGCAGACGGTCAGACATATATAATTTTAGCTAGGGTGGTGAAGTGCGATGGCTGATGATACTATATTCCCTTTCATGGACCCGCAGGCAATGCCAGAGGAGGAAACAGCAGAAGCAAAACCACTTGCGAGAGAATGGGCATGGGATTTTAACAAGCTGGATTTCAAGACTAAAGATGGCAAAATGTACATGGAGGAGGGTAAGGAAGCAGTCAAGATATGGATATGGAAGATATTAATGGCCCCCAGATATAGATACCCAATATTTAATTGGGATTATGGGAATGAGTTAGACAACCTTATTGGGGTTAGCTATTCAAAAGAGTATGTACAGTCAGAGGCAGAAAGGATGATTCGGGAGGCTATATGGCCTACTTTGGATGGGTATGTAACCGATATACAGAATCTGAAAGTGGGCACGGAAAAGGACATATTAAAGATTAGTTTCACAGCAGTAACGCCTTACGGGGAGGTGGGAGTAAATGCCTAGGAGCGAAGAAGAAATAAAAACAGATATGCTGAAAACCATTTCTGATGACTTGGATAAAAGCGGCAACCATTTTATTGACAATGCCTTATCAGCTGCTGCGTTAGAATTCACCAATATGTACATAGCGCTGGAATATCTAAAAGGCAAATTTGATGTAAACAACTTAGAAGGTGAAGAATTAGCTAAGTTTATCTATCAGAGAACCGGGATAGAAAGAAAGCCGGCTACCTATGCTAGTGCGGATATTGTTATATCCGGCGAAAAGGGCGTTAAGATCAGTAAAGGCACATTAGTAAGCGCTGATGACGTGATTTTTACTACATTGGATGATGCTATAATCCCTGATGCAGGCAGCGTAACGGTAAAGGTGCAGGCTGCTGAACAAGGAAGCCAAGGGAACGCTGCAGCAAATAGTATTAATCAAATGCCTATATCAACCCCCGGAGTTATTGATATATACAATCCTGATGCAGCTACTGGTGGCTATGATGAAGAAACAGATGATGAATTAAGGGAGAGATATTATCATAAGCTACAACGTCCTGGTAAGGCAGGCAACAAATATCATTACGAAGAATGGGCTATGGAAGTCAGCGGGGTTGGGGGAGTGAAGGTATTCCCTACATGGGATGGTCCGCTCACTGTAAAAGCGCTGATCATAGATAAAGAAAAGCAGCCGGCGGACGAGGAACTGGTTGAAGAAACGCGGCAACATATTATACATGAAGCTCCTTTTGATGCTGTTGTAACTGTAGCTAGCGCGGCAGGCGTAGATATAGATATATCCGCAAAACTTACCATTCAGGATGGATATGATGAAAAAGCAGTAGTAGAAAATATAAGTGATAGCGTAACCGAATACCTGAAAGAAATAGCATTTTGGAAATCTACGGTTAGCTATGCGATTATTGGCAGCTTGATTATTGATAGTGAAGGGGTGGCCGATTATAATGATTTAACAATCAATGGGAAGACTGAAAATGTTACTATAGGTAATGAAGAAATAGCAGTATTAGGAGGCGTATATAATGAGTAGTATGTCAACCTATTTGAAGAATAAAGTGCTGAATGAAAACTTGCAAGCTGTATATGTGGCGCTGATTAATAATGGGAAGGAAGTAACTAAAACAGATTATAAACGGCAGAAGGTCACTTTTGCAGCAGCAAGCGATGGGCAAACATCAAATAATATAGATGTGCTGTTCCCTATTGCAGAAGAAGCATGGGGGGATATCACAGAAATAGTTTTATTTGATAATGAAATTAAAGGGAATGAACTATTCAGAAGCACACCCGAAATAATCAAAAATATCGAGGAAGCAAGCCAATACAAGATACCTGTCAACTATTTAATTGTCAGGTTAAGATGACATGAGCCTGATTAAAGATTCTACATGGGAGCTAATAAGTAAATATATTTGGGCAGATCTAGCCGATCACAAATGGTCGGATTTTTATTTATCTATATCGGAAACAGACAGCCCAGATGTCAGCATCGAACCGGTGCTGATAGAAAATGTTACTTCGGATATAGACATCGATGCTGCGGATGTAACGGTGAATCCGGTGCTGATGGAGACATCAAAAATCAACATAGACAATCCTATTCCATACATCAACATATTGGGTGTAAATATTAAATATAACCAAGTAATCATACAGACCCGGGTTGAAATGATAGTGAACATCATTACATCTGATAGAAACTATTTGGCTGCTATGCTAAAGTATCTGCCCCAGTATGAAAAACAGTCTACAGTGTTGACAGGCATATTGAATGCCTATGCTTCTGAATTTATTAAGGCGGATCAGGAAGCATCAATGATTAAGAACAACCAATTTTTAGACACAGCAATAGAAGCGCTACCTGTGTACGAAAGGGAGCTAGGGATTAAACAGGTCAATAAACTGGACTATAGGCAAAGACGTGAGAGGATTATTGCCCACTTAAGAAGTATTGCAGGCCAGACTACGGAGGAGGAGATCAAAAATATAGCAAAGGCATACACCAAAGGCGATATTGAACTTAACAGAACGGATGAACCCGGAATATTTGAAATTAAATTTGTTGGGAAAGGCATACCGGATAATCTAGATAGTCTGCAAGAAGTCTTAGATACGGTTATCCCGGCACATTTAAGGCTGACATATAACTTTAATTACAATACTTGGGGCTATGTATCGGATTTAACATGGGCTGATGTAGCCAATATAACTTGGGCTGATATCAAAACCTTTAAGAAGAAAGAGGCGGTGTAAATGGCAGAAACAAGCAATTATAAATTAAATAAACCGGATTTGCTTGACTTTATTGCTATTGGTGATCTGAATGAAAACGCGGATATCGTTGATGATGAATTAAAAAAAGCTCAAGATAAAGCCAATGAGGCAATGGATACAGCAGAAAACATCACGGTACCCGTCACTAGTGTAAATGATAAAACAGGTGACGTGGAGATAACAAAAAACGATGTAGGGTTGGGTAACGTAACTAACAATAAGCAAGCCACAAAAACAGAATTTGACTCCCATGCGGCGAAGAAGGTTTCAAGCGGTGAGCTACATGGGTTAAGGGTCAATAGCGACAAAGAACTAGAGTTTTATGACGGGTCGGATTGGAAGGGAGCTAACTGGCAGACGTCGCCTCCGCTGGATCCTAATACTTGGGAAGGAACGCAAAATATAGTTAGGGCGGGGCGTGCGAGAGACTTTTTTGACATCGGCGACCAACTTGAATCAAATTATGATGGGAAAGTCATTACGTGGGAAGTAATCGGGATAGACGTTGATACGCCTTATAACACCAGTTTCACACATAGTATGACAATACAGTCTAAGGATATATTGCATTATCTGCAATTTGATGCGGAAGAACCCAATAACCCTGACAGCAATAGGCAAAAATATGGCAACAATAGATACATCTACAGTGCAGTAAAACAATGGCTAAATAGCAATGAATCTACGTTTCATTGGGTATCGCAGCACCAATACGATGCAAAGCCTAATAAGACACTGGATTATTATAATGGATCCGGGTTCTTATATAGATTAGACCCAGAATTGGTTGCAGTATTAGGGACTGTGACAAAGAAGGTAGCTAAACCAGAGGTTGACGGCGGCGGCCAAGACACATTTAACGATAAGGTATTTTTGCTATCTTCCGTCGAGGTTGGATTTGAATCTGAAGGTACTACCACAGGAGAGGCTGTATATCCGTATTATAGCGGAATTGATGATTCTGGAAGAATTAAACAGCTGGACGGTACAAATAGGTGGTGGCTCCGCTCGCCGTACGTTTCATACTCCTACTACGTGAGGGGTGTCTTCAGCGACGGTAGTCGGAGCCACAGTTACGCTCACCATAGCGCGTATGGGCTCTCCCCTGCTTGCGTTATAATTTAAAATCAGTAATCAGCCCCCGCAAGGGGGCTGGACACATAAAAGGAGTATATCAATATGGCAGTGCCAGAAGGGAAAAGAAGCAAATCAAAATTGGCCTTTTATACAAAAGCAATAGAATTAGCTGACTACACTACTACAATATGCAATAACAATAAAATATTCCCTAAACGGGATAGATGGATGGTTACAAATAGAATTGTATCTGCAGCTATTGCAATATTAACAAACGTTGTTAAGGCCAATGGGATTTATGTATCGGCTATAAAGGATTACAAAAACAGGAGAAAATATCAGGAGCTAGCAAGGGATTCCACTTTGGAATTATTAGCATTGATGGACTTAGCCTATGCTAAATATCCTATTGGAAGCAAAAGGATGGCGCATTGGACTAAGCTTGTAGTGGTAGAAAGAAAGCTGATTTTAAAGTGGATGAAATCTGATAAGGACAGGTTTAAGATCTTAAAATAAACCACCATAGGGCAATAGTTGTATATTGAGCCCGCTCGCCGTACGTTTCATACTCCTACAACGTGAGGGATGTCAACAGCGACGGTAGTCGGAACAACAATAACGCTAACAATAGCACGAATGGGCTCTCCCCTGATTGTGTGTATAGCCCGTATAAAGTAGACTATTTTTAGTTGAAATCAGTGCACCACACGCAAGGAATTATTGCCCTGTCCTGAATAGGCAAATATAAAGCATTGATGTGGTTTGCTTTTGTTAAAGCAAGTACCGCTATACACAATGCTTATTTTTACATCAGAAAGGATAATTACATTAGACAAAATAGCAGAAGAAGTTTGCAGCTTTGAAAATCTTTATAAGGCCATGAAGAAATGCAGAAAAGGTGTAATGTGGAAAGATAGTGTTGCGAGGTATTGCAATAACGGGCTTTCCAGCATCCTAAAGTTACAGTGCAGCCTTATAAGTGGTTCCTATAAAATAGATAATTACCAACACTTTTTAATACATGAACCAAAAGAGAGGCACATAGTAAGTACGAAATTCAAGGATAGAGTTTTCCAAAGGAGCCTATGTGACAACTATGTATATAGCGCTATTACAAGAAGCTTTATATATGATAATGGAGCTTGTCAAGTCGGCAAAGGGGCTGATTTTTCCCGGGATAGGTTAACATGCCATATGCAAAGATACTACCGCAAATATGGAACATCCGGCTATGTACTACGCTGTGATATGAGACACTTTTTTGACAGCACGCCACATCAGACAGCCAAGAATGCTATGAAGAAAAACATTAAAAATAAATATGCCTTGCACCATGTATTGAATATTATAGATAGCTTTAATGAAGGGGATAATCCTGAAGTAGGATTAGGATTGGGCAGCCAAGTCACCCAGTTAGTGGAGTTATCCGTACTCAATGAATTAGACCACATCATTAAAGAAAAACTTAAAATCAAGTATTATGTGCGGTATATGGACGATTTGATATTGATATGCCACAACAAAGATTATCTAAAATATTGTCTAAGAGTAATAAGAAGGCATGTGCAAGAGTTAGGGCTGTCTTTGAACAAAAGGAAAACTCAAATATTTAAATTAAATCAAGGCATCAATTTCCTAGGCTTTAAATTTAGGTTAACTAATACTGGTAAGGTTATTAAAACTCTAGGGAAGAGGAACATCAAGAATAGGAAAAGGAAGCTTAGGAAATACCGACAATTAGTGAAAGAAGGAAGAATGCCTAAAATAAAAGCTGATAAATGTTATGAATCATGGAGGGCTCATGCCAAGAAGGGCAATTCATATAAGCTTTTAAAAAGGATGGACCAATATTATTTGAATTTATGGAAGGAGTGATCAGATGTTTAGAAAGGTATCTATTGCCGAGCAGGTACGGCATGAAAAAGCAAACAGCTTGCGACGTCAAAATGAGCAAGACAAGATAGAAAAAATGATATTAGAAGAATTGGTCAATATCAATTTTAGCCAGTCAATACTAAATTTGGGAGTTGATAATATATGACGTACGAGATTTGCAAGGAGCTAATTAGGATCAAGGACTTTGATGAAAACAGCAAGGCCGATCTATTGAGCAAGCTTGATGTATTCCTGCTGAATGATAGGTTCAGCGAGGGGAAATACAACGAGTTGGTTAAGTTGCTGAATGAAAAACCAATAGTAACTAAGTAGGAGGCACTGACACAGTGCCTTTTTTATTATAGCAGAAAGAAGGTATCAAATGCAGGAGAGGGATGGGCAGGATGGGGATTGGTACGATAACAAGGAATTATACGAGATGCTGCAAGGCCTGAAGGCTGATATAACAGAGCTTAGCAAAGAAATGGCACAGACTCGTACGCTGATACGAGATTACAACGGGCTGCGTCAAAAGGTGGAAGATGTAAATTCAAGAATGAACACATTGAAATGGGGTGTGCCTGTGGTTGTTTCGATCGTAGGCATTATTTTTACTATTTTAAATTATGCGGGGTGAAATAAGTGATACAAGTCAAAGAAATGTACCTAGACAAGGGTGCTAAGGGTAGGCCGGGTACAAGAATAACGCCCAAAGGGTTAGTAATTCACTGGACAGCCAATCAAAGCAGAGGCGCAAAGGCCATGAACAACCGGGGCTACTTTAATAATTCCGGTGTAGCCTCCAGTGCTCATTATGTGGTGGACGATGGTAGAACTGTTCAATGTCTTCCGGAAAATGAAATGGCCTATCATGTAGGTGCTAAAACGTATAAAAAGGCCGCATTGCAGCGTTTAAGCGCCTACCCGAATAATTGTACAATCGGTATAGAGATGTGTGTTGACGAAGGCGGAGATTTCCGCAGGACCTATCAGAACACCGTCGAATT